GTCAGGAAGAGAGAAGGTATCAAGATCCTCGTCAGCAAGGTCAAAGAAATCTTCATCGTGGAGATCACTGTATCCGCGATAGAAAGACTTGGAGAGACCAGCATACTTACGCTTCATCAACTTCTCAATGCGAGCATCCTCAGTGATGTTCACAAAGTTCTGAGGGACACCCTTCCACTTATCTTCCTTTGACCAATCTCTAGGGTCTGTGAACAGGGCATGACCGACCTCGTGAGCGACCAGGAGATCGTAGACATCAATAGACCTGAACTTCCAGATAGGGAGCGTCAGCACACGACGGACCACATCAAACTGAGCAGTCTCAACAGCACGGTGCTCGATGATCAGGTTCTCGGTAGCGAGCAGTTTAGCAAGTTTACCTTTGACCTCGTGCAGCATGGTGACCTCTCTTGTATGCACCTATTATAAAACCCCTGACGGTCGTCAGAGGTCATAGTGTGCCAGATTTATAACTGTCTTAAGATTCCACTACACTCTTCTGCGACATGTAGGAGAATCCACCTTTCTTAGAAAACTCGATTACATTATTGAATTTGTCAAGCATATCTGCTTTGTGAGAAATCACAAAGGTATTTGCATCTTGAATGACAAATCTAATGATCTTGGTAAACTCGTCTGTACCAACGGTATCAAGAGAACTGTCAAATACTTCGTCTAGGATAAGGAGGTTAGTATTAGCAGAGTTCTTGAACCTGGCAACCTCTCTCCAAGCAAAGAGAAGTGCCAGGTCAATTCTCATTTTCTCCCCCTCAGAAAACGAGGAATAAGTGAACTTATCGTGGACGGGACTTTGAATGGTTTCTCCAAATTCTTCATCCAAATGAAAGTTGATATAAAAATCCATCATCTGGAGGTATCTGTTTACCTGCTTATTGATAAGAGGAAGATACTTTTTGATTATCTTCGACTTAACTCCACCATCTTTAAGAAGTGAGTAAGCGAAATCGTTGTACTTGACTTCCTCGTTCTTTTCAGCAAGTTTTCCAAATACTACTTGGAGATCATTCTTGAACCCGTCTAACTTCTCATGTTCAGAATTTCTGTCTTGTAGCTGACTGGTAAGAGTTTGAACTTCATGTTGTAAATCTCTGACCTGTCGCTGAAAACCAGCGATTCTAACATTGTTTTGAGAAATGCCATGCGTTAGTTCGGTAATCTCCTTAGTTAGGTTTTTGTGGTGACGCTCTCTATCTTCCTCTAACCTTATCGACTCCTCCAGTTTCAAGAAACCTTCTTGGAGTTCCTTTGCTTTATCTTGAGCGTCACTAATTTTATTTAGTCTAAAGTCTTCCTCAATTGACTGTGTACAAGTAGGGCATACCGTATTTTGAGAGAAAAATTTATGTTCCTTAGTAATAGTTGTTACTCTTTGTGAGATTTTGCCTTTTAGGCTACCAAGTTTACGCAGTTGCTCTGTTGCTGATTCATAACTTTGCAGTTCTTTTTCTTTCTCAGAGATCTTTTCAGAGATACTATTATTCTCTTTATCAGTCTCTAAAGCACTAGCAATTAACTTTTCAATCTTATTTTCGTTCTCGTCAATCTTATCTTTGTGGCGGTTCTCCAGGTCCTCAATGAACCCTTCTTGCATAGAGATCTTATCTTTGATAGTGTTTTTCTTTAGAGTAAGATTTTTAATTACTTCTCTAGACTGTCTGATTTCCTCCTTCAAGAGGTTATTCATGGCAGAGAAGATACGAATATCCAACAGGTCTTCAATAACCTCTCTACGGTGTGCTTGAGTCAGTTGCATGAACGGCACAAAGTTGCTGCTACCCAGAATTACAATCTGAGTAAAAGACTTGTAGTTCAGTTTAAGGATCTGCTCCTCTACAATCTTTTGATTGGCACGATCATCTGCCTCTTTGTTTTTCATCTCACCGTCTACAATGATATCAAACACATTGGGTTTGATGCCACGACGAATCAAATAGTTGCGAGGTCCAACACTAAACTCAACCTCAACCAGACAACCCTTTTCGTTAGAGCTATTGACTAGTTGAGGTTTGTTAATCTTGCGATATGGTTTGTTGAACAAAGCAAAGCAAAGTGCATCCAACATTGTGGACTTACCAGCACCGTTAGTTCCAATCACCAAAGTTGTGGAAGACTTGTTGAGATTAATCTCAGTCCATTGGTCACCAGTTGACAGAAAGTTTTTCCATCTAATCTTCTGAAATGTTATCATCTACTGCAGGAGGAATTACGATGTCGTTGGGAGTGATCACAGAATAATTATAATTATACATCTCACACGCCTTTATTGCAAGGTCTCTGTCAATTTCAATTGTAGACATTGCAACTCCGTGGTCTTCTTCTAGTTGCTGAGCATATCTAATCGCATCATCTTCTTCTTCAAACATGAAGAGGACTTTGCTGCCATACTTATCCTTTACAGCATACGCACCCTCTTCCTTTTTATCACGCTCAGTCAACAAAAACATTACTCTACTTCACACGCTTTCGTATACAACGAACCAAACAATGTCTTGATCTTAGACTTATCAATCTCAGTTTCTGATTCTTCAATATATCTATTCAAGATAGACATAGTGTTTTCTTCTTCACTAATCTCAAGGTCTTCTCCAACTAACCACCCTTGGTTGTAATCAAAGTTCTCAATGACTTTTAGTTCCTCTACACCAACCGTGTAAAGTTTATCAATGAATTTTTCAAAATCTTTGAGGTTTGACTTCTTACGAACAATGATCTTTACAATCTTACCAGCATATTCTGTAGCATTGAACATCTGATGAGGAGTATCCTCATAATAGATGTTATGGAACATATGATTAGGATTGTCAACAGAAGTCAGATCATATGTCTCTGTATCAAAGATGTGAAATCCTCTAGGATCATTTACATCATTCCAATACAGTTCATAAGGATTGCCAAGATAAAAGATTTGACCGTCGTTACTACGGGTATGATAATGACCAGTAAACACACGATCAAACTTTCTTAAATACTCTGCCTCATAACCACGATCTTGAGTGAATCCGCGATAAGCAGCAAACCCATTCAATTCAAGGTGACCAACAGCAACCTTTGCCTTACTCTTCTTGATCATCTTCATGGTCTGCTCTTCATTCTCTTTGTTAATCCAAGAGATAAAAGCAAACTTTGTTCCACCAATCACATGCTCAGCATAGTCAGTGATAGGGATGATATTATCATACTCTCGTAAGAGTAAGTCAATTGTATTGATTGAGTTATTGTTTTTGTAATAGGCAGTGTGATTACCCACCACAGTATACACAGTGACTCCCATATCGCGGAGACGATCATAGTAATTCTCTTTAGCCCATTTGAGAGACCAGAGATCAATGCTTCTACGATTGTCGAAAGTGTCACCCATATCGATAACACTTGTGATACCCTCAGCAAGAAGCGTAGGAAAAAAAGTCCCATCGTAAAACTTTTTAAAGTAATCATGGAAGAGCTTACTGCCCTTCCTGGCACCGAAATGTTGATCAGTGATTATCGCGATTTTCATTCTTTTTTTCTAGTTCACGAAGTCTTTTGCGCCAGTAACCCCTATCAGAGTCATCACGGCATGGATTGGACTGTTCTACTTGTTTACTGAGGCGTTCTTGATCAGTCATCGAGATGTCCTGTATTGGATGTTGTCTTTGATCGTATTGTAGTCACTTGCTTGACCGTTTGCACCGTCTTCTACGACCATCACTTGATCATAACCAGTTCTTTCAATGATCTTGGTTTTGATTTCAAGTTGCTTCTTTTCCTTTTGGATCCGACGCAGGAAAGCATAATAGATGATTTGAGTAAAATATGCAAACGGGTTGTTAGATTTCTCAGGATCAAAGTTATGTATATACTGAACGCAGTTCTCAATTCCATCACCGATCATATCCTCTCGGAACATGTAGTTCACGAAGTTTGGTTTGTATGACAAGTGAGTTGCAATCTTAAGAAAACAATCGCCAAGATAGTTACTGATTGGTGGGGGAGGGTCACCATTCTCCTTCGCCCGCTTTACCTTGATGCGGTAATCAATCATCGCATCGAGCAGTTCTTTGTTGTTTACATAATGCTCGGACCTTTTCTTAGGCATATATCTTTAAGTTCCTGTGAACATTATAGCACAGCTTGACAACATGGCAAACTATGAGTAGAATAACTTTGTCGAAGTTCAGAAGCAATATAGCTAGCTTTATTCTTTATACATGAGTAGCAATCCCTGCTTTGGGATCTACTTCTAATTGGAAGAGTTCTTCAAGTTTTTTCTTAGCAGTGTTTACTGTACCAAGATATCCCATCTTTTCAGATGGTTTGACTTTGCCATTACTATTACTAGTAGATCTAAACCCGTTTGCCCGATCTTCTGCAGCATCTAACAGGTAGTTGGTATAGTATTCAACCATCTCATGATCATGCTCAACTTCAGTCATTGTAATAATCTTACTTTTGTCAATGAAGTAGAACTGATCTTTAGGAACTTGCATCCAAGGTTCAATTCTTAAATAAGATCCTCTAGGTCCATGGACCGATTCAATACAAACTGGATCTTGAATAATCAGAGTGTCTTCTTCAGAAGAAGTGATTGCAAATATTTCCTCACCCGATACTAGTTTAATGCTTGCGTAGAAGTCATCGTTCATTTTTTTTCCTCAGGTTGATAGTTACCATATCATAATTAAATTTCTCTTCGTTGTAAATTTTAATTCGTTCGATGAGATGATTTAAAGTGTAATTTCGTTTGGAGCGGAAAGTACAATCATCTGCAATGTCATATAATGTTGCACTAAACTTGTTCGTACCTTTCCGAAGTACCCTGCCAATCGACTGGAGGTTGCGAATTCTTGATTTAGATGGTGAAGCGAAAATTACATTATGTAAGTTTTTGATGTTGATACCCGTAGAGAATGTGCCGTAAGAGGCAACGATTATAGAATTTTTTTCATTCTCAATGATGGAACGGGCTAGTTCTCTATCCTCAACATCAACCCCTCCATGAATAAAGAAGACTTTGCGATCTTCTCCAATGTTTTTATTTATCAATTCAAAAAGTACCTTCCCATGGTCTTCTACTCTTGAGAATAAAACCAAGGTATTACCTTTTAAATCTATGGAAAGATTTTTGATGAAGTTGTTTCTTTGTTCATGCTTTATCAAGTAATCAATCTCTTCTTGATAAGAATCAAATACCCTTTCATCATGTTTGAGAAGCAATATTTTAGCGTTTAACTTTGCCAAATATCCCTTACTCATCAATTCTTCTGTCCGAATCAATTTGTAAGATGGTCCAAACAGTCCTTCTAATACCCACTTATGTGTTTGCGTGCCGTCTAGCGTGCCCGTAAAACCAAAACGATATTTTGCTTGGTGTAATTTTGTCATGATCTGAGTAAGAGACTTTGCTTTGAACAGGTGTGCCTCATCACCAATTACAACATTGAATCGTTCAAAGTAACTTTTCTCTAGTTTATAGATAGATTGCCAGGTTGTAATCACTACAGGTGCTTTTGCCTCGCGTTCTCTACCAGCATAGATTTTGTGGCAGTATGAAGAAGCATCCCATCCATATTCCTCAAAGTCCTTATGCATCTGCTCTACCAGAGATGTCGTTGGAACAACTAGGAGGATATTTTGTTTGCGCTCTGTATAGTACCTCACGATTGAGTAAATCATCAAAGATTTGCCAGAGGCTGTTGGGCTTATCACTAACCTTCTATTGTGTTTTAGAGCATCGTATACTCCCTCGAC